GCCGCCTTTGATGATCTTCCCGCGCCAGGAGACGTCCTGCTCGGTCGGCTTGCCGATGAGCGGCTTGCCCTGCACGGCCTGCCCCTTGACTGCGATCACGCGCCGGGTAGGCGACCATTTGCGCACGAACGCGCGCACGAAGTGGGTCGTCACGCCGTCCGATGCATCCACGGCCATCGCACCGATGCGGACCTTCCCGCCGAGCTCATGCGGCCATGCTTTTTCGAGAAGCTGCTCGAGCGCGCGCCAGGTCTCGTCCGCGGCGGGCGAGCCGAAGATGACGTGCCGGTCGACGAGCCAGGTCTCCTGGTTGCGGCCATAGCCCCACACCCGGACCTCGAGGCGGTTGTGCTGCACGTCGCAACCCGCCGCGAGCACCAGGGCGCCGGATGGAATGGTTTCCCCGATCCGCCAGGCTTCGATGCGGCGCTTCAGGAAATGCTCGTCGATGCTCTCGCCGGGCTCTTCGTATGCCTCGCCGAGAATCGTGTTCGCGAACGTCTTGCGGAGCTGCCCTGAGACGTCCTTCTCGGCCTTCAGCCAAGCAAGCACGATCTTGCGCCAGCCGAACCAGCCGATCGGGCTGTAAAGCGCGCTGATGCGGAAGCCGGCCGCGCGATCTGGTCCGGGGTTGCGCGCCTCCCAGCGGCCGGCATTGAGCATTGCGGTCTTCGCGTGCTCGTGAATCGGCTTCGCGCAGTCCTCGCACTCGTACCAGACCGACACGAGCTCGCCGGTGTCGTGCTCGACGGCGCCGAGCTCGTCTTCTGCGGCCTCCAGAACTTCGCCGGTCTCCGCATCGACCCGCTCCCAGCGCTTGCGCGTCTCCCATCGAAGCTGGGCGAAGCGCAGCTCCTGCTCGTGATGGCAATGCGGGCACGGGACCAGGTAGACGCGCTGGTCGCTCGCCTTATACGCGCGGTCGATCCTGCCGCCGGCGATCGTCGGCGTCGACACCTTGAAGATCTTCCGATGCGCGAATGTGTCGGTGCGCTTCTCGGCGAGCTCCTCGGGGTCGCCCTGCCCGTCGGTGTCGGATGGATACTCCTCGATTTCGTCCATCATGAGGTTGCGCACCGGGCTCGACTTCAGCTCGGTCGCGGAGTTGGCGCCGGCGAAGATCAGCACGCCGCCGTCGAACTCCTTCAGAAGCGTTGTGTTTCCGGAGTCGCGCGAGCGCGCCTCCCGCACCCGCTTCGCCAGCTCCTTGGTGTCGGCAATCATCGGCCCGACGCGAGTCTTTGACGCCTTTTTCGCCGCGTTGGACGTCGGCAGGACAAGCATCGTCGGCCCGAGACCCTCATGGATGATCGAGCCGAGCCAGTTGAGGCCCGTTTCCGTCCCGCCCACCTGCGTCGACTTCTGGAAGACCACCGTCTGTATCGGGCAGAGCGGCGAGAGCGTGTCCATGATCTCGCGCAGGTATGGCGTGCGGTCGGTGCTCCAGCGTCCCGGCTCTGCGGATGCCGACTTCGAGAGCACGCGATATTGATCCGCCCAGGCGGAGACCTTGAGCGATGGAACCAGGGCGGCGCGCAAGCCCTCCGCGGTGGCCGGTCGCACCGCAGCGGCGTTTCGCACGAGCTCGGCGACGTGCTCGCTCATTCGCCGCCCTCGAGGTTTTGCGCGACGGAGAGGAGCACGCGCTCGATCTCGTCGTGCATCAGTTTCTCGATCGCGGCCGCGTCGAGCGCCACGCACACCGGCGCGATGCGGGCCGGGATCTGCATGATCGAGGTCGCGGCCTTCGCGTAGACCTCGCGCTGGAGGCGGCGCACTTCTGCCACGTCCGCGAGCTCGCCTCGCTGCTTCGCAAGAGCCAGCTCCGCACGATCGGCCTCGATCCGCTCGCGCCGCGCCTTATGCTCCCAGTAGTCGGCGGCCGAATTAGTAGACTGGACATCGCCAGTCTGCGGCGCGGCATGCCCGCGATGCCCCTCTCCGGCCTGGTGGCCTGACGCCACGGCGTCGGCATCGCCGATCAAGCTTGGCTGCGCATCGTTCGCCACAGGCTCCCGCACCGCCTGGCCTGGCGCGCTTCCACCCAATCCAGGCTGCGCAGCCGCGGAGGCGATCTGCCGGTTGCGCTGCGCCTTGCTCCGATCGAGCGTCGCGTCGAGCATGGCGTCGGACGCTTCCACGTCCACGAGGCCATCATCGTCGACCGCAACCCTTCCTTCGCGCACCAGCGCATGCACCCGCTGCCGGCTGATGTTCCGCAGGCGCGCGTAATCGGCCTGAGACATCTTGCGCCTCGCGTTGATGGTCGCAGCGGTCAACACACCACCCCGCCCGTCAACTCACCGACAACGCCACCCACTAGCTTTTCGTCGCGCCTTTTAAATGCGCATACGATTCTCGCCAGGAAGGACCCGCGAAAGTTGGAGAGGGCGATCGACGAGCGAAGTTCGCTCAGTCGGAATGAAGGGTGCGGAGCGAGGCCATTGCGAAGAAAAGCCCCGAAGCGAGGGGAGTCGCTTCGGGGCGAATCGCAACCACCAAGGAGGAAGCCACGCTGGCGCATGGCAACCCATTATTCGCATAAGCCACGGCGGCGCAATAGCCGCTGGACTTTTTGTTCCACTACTCGGCGCGCCGGCCGATCTCCTGGTCGCCCTCCCGGGCGTAAGTGACCGTCACGTCTTTGCCGAACTCGGCACGGAATGCGTCGACGATCTCCGTGACGACGGGGAAGCGCGACCGGTTGCGCTCCTTCTCCACCGCCAGCCGCCTCCGATCTGAATCCTCAGAGAGCTGGTCGTCCTCATTCTTCTCGACGGCTTTCTCTCCGACATCACAACCCCCGCTATCCGTCTTACTTCCGTCCATTCGTCCAACCTCGTCCAACCTCTATGCGCGCGCGCGCGCGCGAGATCATGAGTCGATCCCCTGAGTCGCTCTCTAGCGACTCATGATCAAAGCGCTATGGAAATACGGAAACGGTTGGGCAGGTTGGGAGGTTGGACAAGTCGCGGAATATTCGCGGCTTTTTCCGTCCAACCTGCGAACGCATGGTTAGACGAGGTTGGACGAACGCTAGAACGGGACGCCATCCGCTCTCTCCTTGGCCGCTGGCGCAGGCGTGCGCTGCGGGCGTTCGTAGTAGTAAGACCGATCGTCGTCGGTCTTGCGCTTCTTCACCCAGCCGAGGCTGCGCATGATGCTCGAGACGCGCATCGCCATTTGCCGGGCGTTGTCCATCTTGCTTTTCTCAACGCCGAGCGCGTCCTGCAGTAGCGCGCTGACGCTGATGGTGTTGCCGGTGATCTTGTGCTCGACGTGCTCGACGATCGCAGAGCGCCAGGGGTCTTCTATCTCGCGCATTTCCTGCTCCGGCCTGAAGTGCTCGCGCTCCTCATCGGAGGTCGGATGCCAGCGCTCGCCGCGTTTGAACCGCTGAACCGCTTCCGCGAAGAGCTGGTCGCGTACGTCGGCCAGCCCGTCCAGGTTGATCGCCTCAGTCGAGATCGGGTGAAACCGCGTCGCCCCCGTCGGGTCCTTCAGATACTCGTGCTGGTTCGTCGTCGCCGCGAACACGCACTGCCGCGGCCAATCCTTGGCGCGGCGATCGTAGCTCGCTCGGTAGGTGTCCTTCGTGCTCGACACGAATGCCTTCACCCTGGTCGCCTCGGCGCGCGAAAAAGAATCAAGCTCGCTGATCTCGTACAACAGCTTCCCGCGCAGGCTTTGGTAGGAGTCTTTGTCGCCGATTACGAACGGCGTGTCGCTGTACCAATCGCCGCCGATCACGCGCAGCGCCGTGCTCTTCCCCCGGTTCTGCTCGCCCTCGAGGATCAGCACCGAGCGCATCATGCATCCGGGTTGATAGATCCGCGCCACCATGCCGATGAAGAAAAACCGCCCGACCATCGACGCATAACGCGACGGCGCCGACCCGAGGAAATCATCAAGCCACGAATCGAGCCGCTCCGTCCCGTCCCACATGGGCGCGACCTTCTCCAGATACTCTCGCACCGGATGAAAGCGCCCACGGCTCGCAGCCGCGTACACCCCGGCGGCGATCTGATCGACCGAGCGCATGAGGATTTGCAGTTCGTCCTGCTGCCGAAGCCATAGCCCGAGCTCGAGGTCGTCGTTATCGGTCCATTCTCCGAGCGCCGCTCCGCGAATGGGTGGGAGCTTGCGCTTGACGATCGCGTTTGCGAACTCGTCGAACCCGAGCACGCCGCGCCATAGCGGATGCTGCTCGAGGATCTGCATCACGTTTTCTCGGCAGGGCTCGAGTCCGCCGCGTCCCCAGAAGAGCCGCTTGCGCCGGAACTCGTCCCACTCTTCCGCGCTAGCTGGGTTTGGGGTCGAAATGCCTTCCGCAGCCGCCACGCTCGCGCCGGCGAGCACCGCCTGGGCGACTACCGCCAGCCCCTCGGCGGCGTGCAGATCGTTGAAGTCGGTCGCCTTCTCCGCGCGTTCCCCGCCCCACACCGGCCAGACGACCGCAGAATCGCCGACAGCGAGCTGCGCCTCGCGCGCCTTCGTGCGGCCCGGGTTGCCTTCGGTCCAGGCGTCGTCGTCGGCGCAGAACACGATGCGGCTGCGCCGATAGCGTGAGCGCAGCGCCTTGGCCACCGGCGCCAGGTTGCCCGCGTCGAACGCGACCACGACGGCAAAGCGCTCCTCGATCGCCATGCGGATCGAGCGCGCCGTCGCGTAGCCCTCGGCCACGAAGATCGGGTCGCCGTCGGTGGGCTTGCCAAGCGCCGTGCAAGCACCCTCCTTCGCCATGCCGGACGAGAACCGCTTCTTTCCGTCCGCGAAGATCTTTTGCAGCCCGACTAGCTTCGGCTTCGCGCCGGCGAGCGAATACATCGGGATGAGCAGCGTGCCGTCGCGATCGACGCGCACGCCCTCGACGGTGATCCCCTTGCGCGTCAGGTACTCGTGCGCGCCCGCTTGCGCGACTCGCCACTGATACGCCGCGCGCTTCGCCGCCGCCGCTGCGCGAAACTCGCGCTTCTCCCTCTCGCGCGCCTCGGCGGCTGCCTGCTGCTGGCGCATCGCCTGGCGTTCGGCGTCGGTGAGGCCCGACCAGTCGCTCTCGATCTTCTGCGGATCGAGCCGGCCCCAGATGCCATACGCGCCGCTGATGTACGAGCGCCCGCTCTTGCCCTGGTGCTCGTAGAGCCGATACCACGCGCGGCCTTTCGGCCCGTAGCGCACAACGCGATCGGTGTTGATGCGCGGATGCCCGGGAGGAAACGGCGGCATTCCCGCCGCCGCCATCTGGGCGATGGCTTGGTCGAGCGTTGCCAAAGTCTAGGTCCGGAAGCTGCCGGATCGCCAATGCCTGCGCTCGGCGCGCAAGTATCCGATCAGCCAAAGGACGCGGCGAAGCACGGCGTCAGTCGTGCGAGAGAACGTAGAGCAGATCTTCGGCGATCTGATCGCAGCTCGCCGTCGAATCGTAGACCCCCGCCACCGCGGAGGGTGACTGCGCCATGATCTTGCGCGCGCGTGCGCTGCCGGCGTCGAAGCAAGAGATCCGGTCGCCATCGATCGCCACCGCCACGCGCCCGCCGATGATGCGCTGGCGCTTCTGCACATACCAGGCGCCCTCGCGGGCCGTCTTGAAGCGATCTCGCGTGACGCTCACGGGCCGATCTCCTTCGTCCGGTTTTTCGTGGTCCCGATCAGGGAACATTCGGGCCTTCCTGCTGCGCCGCGCCCTGTGAGAGCGTGCGTGCGTGGCCGAAAAAGTAGAGCGCCAGGATGTGGCGCACGAGCTCGGACGGCGCGCGATCCTCGGCGATGGCGTGACGGTTGATAAGGTCGCGCATTTCAGGCGTGACGCGGACCTTGACTTCCTCGGTGTGCTTTTCGGCCACTCGCTGCTCCCCTTGTTTTTCGTTCTTCGTCGCCGCTTGCGGGAATCAGGTGCCCGCACGGCCTTCGACATGGGCGCGATTTGGATCGCCCTCCGCAACGAGCGCGCGGATCTGATACGCGCGAAGCGGCGGCACCTCGTCACCCCACCCAGAAACGGCTGCGCGGCTAATCCCGAGCGCGCGTGCGAGCTCTGCTTTCGTCCCGAAAAGCGAAATCGCCTCGGCTGTCTTCATGGTCGGCTCCATCGTGCAAGTTAAGCACGCCTAACATGCGCGAGTCAAGCCTTCCTGACAGGTGGCGGGATACGCTCTTCGGCGACGCGACAACTAGAACACGTCATAAACCGGTGGACGCAATAGCCGCAGACACGATGAGCGTCGGGCAGCGGATCGAGCACGCCCTGCACATTTCCGGCATGAGCCAGGCGGAACTCGCACGACGCGTCGGTGTCTCGCGCGCGGCGGTGACCGACTGGATCTCGGGCGCCACCAAGACCATCAAATATGACAACCTGATGCGTATCGGCGAGGTGACCGGGTTTTCGCACAAATGGCTTCGCACCGGCCGCGGTGCGGAGCGCTCGCACACGAACCACACCCCAGAGCGCGATGAGCTGCTTCGCGTCTGCGAATCGCTTGCAGATTACGAAGTCGGGACGGCGCTGAAGATCTTGCGGGGTCTTGATCGGCGATGAAGCATTTCATCGGCCTGGTCGGCGCGTTTTTCTTCTTCGTCGGGCTCGTCGGTGTGATGGCCGGCTTCGCGCTCATCGGCAGCGTCGGTCTACTGGTCTCGGGCAGCGTCATGCTCTGCTCCGCTGTCCTCATCGACCGTCTCGAGACGCTCGCCGGCCTTCTGAAGCGGTAAATTTTCTCGTCACCGTTAATTGCGCTTGACAGGCGCGCGGCCTATTTGTTAGGCTGCCTTAACGCTTGCGAACGCGAGCGCAAAACGGGAGGAACCGATGAGCTTCGAACAATCTGAGCTGCGTGTCCCGACGATGTCCCAGCTTTCGCGACTCGGTGTCGATGCGGGACGTGTTCTCGACGCGAAGGAAGAAAAAATATGGCAATGCATCGACATCCTCGGCTGGAATTCGCCGCGAAAAAAATCCCGCCTTCGGGCGCGCCTGAGGAGACTGCGACAGCGGCGCGTTGAATTTTTCGGTGGCGAGTTTGGAGGCGACCAATGACCTT